CTACTTGTTCAAAAGCTGCGGAAGCAATGCTGCCCATGCCATCCATGCTAGACAGCACCTCTGGCTTACCCGTTTTACCGTCAAATACTTTAAGCTCTTCCGATGAAACTGACTGTGCTGCTTCTTCGCCAAACTTCTGAGCGTCTGCCTTTGCGCGGCTATAAAATTCTTCACCAGCGGTGTTGGCAAAGTTTGAAATTGCCCTACCAATATCTTGCTCACCAGTGTCAAAGCTGCGAACACCGATAGGCTGGTTAAATATTTTGCGTGTTTCGCGTATTACTGGCATAAGTTACACCCTATAAATTAAGACGACCGACTTACGGGTCGTATGCTTGTCGCTGAAGAGTCATATACCGTTTGTACATTTGGCGTATATGTTTTTGCAATCTGCGAACCGAGAGTAAAAAGGCTAGACAGATTATTAATTACAGAAACGGAACGAGCACTAGCTCCACGCTGTCGCTGAATCATTGCTGCAACATTTCTGCTTCTGCCCTCTAAGTCTGATTGCCTTTGGCCTGATGCTATATCGGAACTCATAGTTGACTCTTGATACTTCTCGAATGCTGCAAGACTAGAGCTTTCACCACCGCCTAGCTGAAAGGAAAACTGTGCATTGTTCGTAGACCTTGCATAGTTGTAATCATAAATCCTTTGGTTTTGGACCTCGATCGCTTGAGCTTCAGCAATCTTTCGGTCAATCTCCATTTGCCGAGCCTGTCGCTCCGATTGGAGTTGCTGCGCTCGTGCTGATTTACTCGAGGCACTTATCCCTAATAGTGTGGACGCAGCTGCAAGAAAAAGTGGTAGTCCCATTAGAAGGTTAACTCCGCTACTATGCCATTAACTTGCAGTGCAAGTGGGGCAGATTGTGTTACTGTGATCTGTGGGTCTCTACTGTAGCCCATAAGGCGGAACTCTTTCTTTCCAGTGAAAGCGTTTACTTGCAAAGAAAGATCATCAGTTACATTTCTCAGAACTAGGTTTGCGCCATTTACCGTTGCAGACAAAGTATCGTGAAGGTCAACTACTACGCTACCAATACGACGTGGCGTACCAGTTACAGGGCCAGAACCAGTAGCAATATCTAAGGGATTTGTTGTTAAGGTTACATCAAACTTTAGCCCAATTTCTGCCCGAGCTAAAGTCGGGTCGATAGCCGATACATCTATATTCCCACCAGCAACCGTAAACTCACCAACATAGTTGTTTCCGTCTATGACGTTAAGAACTGCACCGTTTTCGTAGAAATCCGATACATCAAAGACTCCATTAGTCCCAATGTATATACTAGAAACATCAGTGTTATATGCTTCATCGAACTCGCATATAGCAAACACCTCAACATTATCGCCTTGGTCATATATCACACTAGCGAACACACGATCATCAATAGTTACAGTCGAATTAAAGAAGCCCTGAGTTGTAAACTCAGTCCAGCCTGCGCGGTCTTCACCCCGATTAGAGTTAAAGACTGAGATTGTTCCGTTGTAATTAGTAACAAACACATAGCTTTCGGATCGGCTCATAGCCCCATACATTGTGTTCATTTCAATCGGAGTTTTTATTAAGTGCGAAGAGATAAGAGAAATTGGGTTTGCAACATAAGCGGCTTCACTATCGGCATATACATACTCCCTTACAATTGCCCCTCCCTTTTGCACAAACAAAGTGGCGCCATCTAAGGCTTGAGGGCGAACAAAGTCACAGCCGAATGGCGTTTGCCTCCTAACAATAATGTTTGTTGGGGTGATTGGCTGATTGCTGAATGCTGGAACATACATTTCTGAAGTCGCTGTAAAGACTTGTAGGTCACGATTAGACACTAAGTGACGAATTTGGTTAATCTCGCCAACGCTTGCGGTAACGTGAATGGACTCATCATCTTTTGCAGTTCCAACATCAAAGTTGTAATACTCTCCACTTTTGCTAAACCACATTGAATCTGGTTGCGATAAAGTCCCGCCAAAAACTAAACGGTTCTGGTGGAATGTAACAGCTCCTGGAAAACCTCGAAGTGCAGAATATGATTGCTCTTCCCAAGAAGTAGTCGGAGCTTTTGTTGTAAACTTTGGCGTACCCCCACCAATTGCAGAAGCGTTAGCATTAGCCCCAGCTGTAATAACAAACTTATCGTTGTCTATAATCTCAGCTACAGTGCGGCTACCGTTTATTTGGTTATTAGAGATTCCCCCTACTGAACCAGAATGAGAAACAGTAACGGCATCATTAACTGAAAAGCCATGCTTAACCATTGTTACTTCAATGTCGGCTTGGCCTTCCGTTGTGCTAAAGGAATTGATTGCCAATCTAACCGTTAAGGTATCAAAGATATTTCCGGTAGCTTGGGTTGTGCTTTGAACGGATGTGATCTCAATTTCAGCGCCGTGGTAACGCAGAGTAATTCCGTCGTGATCTCCGTTTGTAGCAAAATAAGGATCGGACGTAGTTAAAGTAACCCCATTGCCCGTGACATCTGAAACCCCCAAGGTAGTCCCTTGACGGTGAAAGTTATAATAGGGTTGATATATTTTAGTTAAATCAGATCTAGCGTCAAAAACAAAAGGCTCTATTTGAAATAAGTTAAGTGCTGTACGGACAATTTGTTGAGGCATAAATGTAGGGTGACAGATAAACATAACGTCACCAGCTTGAGCAAAGGTATACTCATGCAAAAAAGTGTCAGTAAACTTTAAAGCGTTACTATTTATGTCTTGGGTTAGGGTTGTAACAATATCTAAAACGCCAGTTATTGGATCAATAAAGAAAAACTTTATCTTTTGATGCTCAAGCGAAACAACATAACGCTCATCGTCAGAGAATATAAAAGGCAACAGTCGTGACTGCTGTGTTTTCGCTGTGTTTATTACAACGTCATTTCTATAAACCGCTCTAAGACCAGCCCTTTTAATTACGCCGCCCTCTGCGCGAAGAAAGAAGTTTTCAATGCGTTGTGCTGACCCCGTGTAAACCGCTGAGTCGGTACGGGAGTACAAAGAAGGGCTAACTTCTCCATAAGAAAAGTTTGTTACTGGAACTCTTACCTTCTGCATTAACTGCGCCTTTCAGCAATAAACCTTGACGTTGAAAGCTTGCGGGTAGTTTGCTGCTGCGAGTCTAAAGTTCTAGCTCTCATCATTGTTAGTTGAGCTTGCTGCCCCATAAGTTGGGCTAAGCTAGCATCTTGTGCCAGAGAAGACGCAAAGACAGAAGCTAATTCAAATTGAACTGCAATAACAAAGTAGGAAGGCCAATCTTGCTCACTAGCTCTAAAAGTATAGTCGAGCACTACCTCTGAAGTGTTGCTTGTGTCGCAAAAGATCTTATCCCCATAAGTCTGATATTCAATGTTAAACGCATTAACAGTAACAGCGTGAAGCATAAGGGAGCCAGATGGGATCTGATATGCAGCATCATACCTACCAGTTGGCTTTTCAGATAGTCGATTAAGAACTGCTTGGTTAGTGGCGAAGCGCCAACGGCAGTTTACCAGTGATGCCCTAGCTATATCTTCATACATATTGGCTGCAACAAGAGATTCGTTTGTCCCATCCTCAAAAGAAGTAATAGGCTCCGCACCAATTAAGATGAGAGCGCGACTAGATACGTCAATCGGGGTGTTGGCAGAAGTGCTGAGAACAGCCATGTAAATCCTCCGAACAGGAAGACAGGGGGAAGTTTCCTCCCCCCGATCAGTTTAGTTGTTGTCTAGAACTTCGTATACACCAGTGCTGTCAATCACAACGGAACCCATAGACATCATTGACGTTGCAAGGTGTGCGACCTTCTCAGGTACATAGTTAACTTCAGTCTTAACGTCAGAGTTAACGCCCAAGCCAACAGCGCGAGTGTGGTAAGCATAGTTCTTGCCACCAGCTACAGCAGACGTTGAGAAGATCTTGAACCCCAAGAACTCTTTCATTGTCATGCCACCAGCAAATGGAAGCTGTTGCGGACCAACGTAGTCTGAAGAGGCAAACTCAACAATGTTAAACAAGTCAGCAAAACCAGCAGGGGACATAGCGAGATAACGCTGACCGTCTTCTGGAATGTCTGCTGCACCAAATGTTTGGAACAATGTAAGTAGATCAGCCTTAGCCAAAGCCCCTGATGTGTCGGCAATCTGAGTTGCACTTGCACCAGCGTCTAACGCAGTAATGATGATCTCATCAGTCTTGCGACCTAGAGCAGAAGCGGCAGATTCGGCAACAGCTTGGCGCTCGTTAATGTTCATCTTCAACTCGTCAAGTTTGTCGATGTACTCAGCAGCGTAGAAGTCAGCCATTGTTGCTTCAACTGTGGTGTGCGCAAGTTCCATAACGCTTATGTTGCCATTGCGCGCTTTGGTTGATGCCGCACCT